CGAAGGTGAAGGCAGAGGAGATGAGGGCAATAGAGTATGGGGACGACGTTGAAGTTCCTATCAGAGAACACAGTTAGGAAATGTACATTTGGGAAGCCGGAAGATGCCGATGCGATCATTGGAACGAAGAACTATTTACAACGCTTGAACTTTTCCCGATCAATAACTAGAAAGGACGTACCGAATCCAGGAAAGACGAAAAAACAGAAAAAGGTGACAAATGATGGCAAACCTTCCACCCGTCACGGACCATGTAGTTTTATGGCCTATGACGCAAGCAAGGACAATGATTTTCAAGGACGATCTAGGGATGATATTCTCAATCCCCACCAAAGAATACGGGGATTTAATGCTCCACCCCGAGCAGGAAGCCCCGACAATCTACCGAAAGGCCCTTTCAACGGCCAGAAAGGACGGAACGAAACGAACCTAAACCACGAACTTAAAACCCGCTTCCCGCATTGCCGGGTTTGGCGCTCCCTGACGCCCCAGGAACGAGCTGAGGCCGCGCTACTCTCGAAACGGAAGCGAATAGGGATACGAGCCGCCGCCCTTGCCATACTAGCACACGCGGCTTTTACCAACCTTCACCAAGAAAGGACGAACAAAAATGTTCATTCAAACGCTGATTAGCAAGGCAAAGAACCTTTTCACCAAGAAAGGACGAACAAAAATGTTCATTCAAACGCTGATTAGCAAGGCAAAGAACCTTTTCACCAAGAACCGCGCCGCGATCAAAAATGGAAAACACAACCAACAGGACGTTATCAAGATCCCGTCGCCAACCGGCCCCTACAAGCCGAACAAGCCCGGGCCGAAGCCCAACCGCGCCCAGGTTCGCCGCTACTACAACAGCCAGAAGGGACGCGCAAAGCCCTTTCCGTTCATCGTCAAGCACGGCCGCGCGGCCGTTGTCCTCAAGTGGTGGCGAGAGATCGGAAAGGGTTACGCCTTCCTTCATACCTACGACCCCCAACGGCAGACCGTCCGCGTTATGTTCCCCACCCTTGGAGCGCACGTTGACGCGAAGCACAACGGGAAGATCCGCAACGCGCAAGGCATACCCTTGTCGGCTTCCGTCAAGACTTGCCACCTTTCCGAGATCGAGGCCGCGTAATGGGTGGCCCAGGTAGCGGATTACCCAGGGGATACAAACTGGTACCGGAAGCGCGGACGAAACAGATCAATGTGAACGTTCGCGACTCATGGTATCGGGAACACTTTCTTCCAGCCATAAACGCCCGAGGATTGAAGGAATCGGATTTTCTCGCACGAGCCGCAACAGCCATCGTTGCGATCCTAGAAAGCAATCGAATATCCGAAAAGTGGAAAACCCGATGGATAGGACCGATAAGAGCGGAAGCCAAGAAAGGACGTGGACCACTCAAGGAAAACCCGCTGTACGTTGTCCCTGCTGTGCTAGGAACGCCTTTCAAGCTCTACCGAATGACCGGGAAGAAGAAGGGAACCGGCCCCCCCGGGAAGGACCACCTCGGGGTCATGGTGGAGGCGAAAGACCGTTATAAGATCAAGCCAAATCCGCATATTACCGAAAAGGCCGGGGATTAGCACCCCCGGCCACTCCTCTTTTTTGCGTTTAATTGCCGTTTATTTGGACGATTATTCATCAGCCTAGTCAACATACCCAACCCAGTCCCATTGTCAACCCAGGCCGCAGGGATGCGAAGAATCAGCCAGCCCAGGATAGCCGCCTCACCGTATTTCTCGCAATCCTTCACGAACCCCGCGCCCCTCGTATGACGGCCCTGAATCCATACCCCACCCTCGACCTCCACGGCAACCAGAACAGACGGCCACGCGAAATCAAAACTCCATTTCCTAGACGGATGGAACCGATACTGCCTTTCGCACCCATCCAACAACCCATTGTCCTTCAACTGATAAGCGAATATTTCCTCATGTTCAGATCCACGGCTAGGAAGGACGCCTCCGTTGCCTAACGCCGATATCAGTTTATGTTTATACAGAACCACTTGCCATCCTGTTTCATCACGGAATCAGCCCACGCATACAAGACTTCAAGCTGAACCTCGTTCGACCAATTAATAAACCCATCTGGTATATACTTCCGGCCGGAGAGGAACAGCCAGATAGTCGGATGCTTGTGGCTTGCCACCACCCGCGCAACTCGATCATGTTCATCCCGTACCGATTCGTCACCAGGATTCACGCTTTATCCTCCTGTTGTACCATTTCACGCTTTCGGCGTGATGCCGCTTGCAAATGTAGTCGTATCCTATACCGTTAGACCCTTTACTTTTCTTCATCTTGTCGGCGTGTAGATACGCCTTGCACACGCGGCACCAAACATGAAGCGCCTCGCCATCCTTAAAGCAACGGCGTTGTCCGTGTTGGAATTTAGGCGCTATATCAGGTTTTAATTCTCCCATGTTGGGATCCATCATACAATCCGCAAGACCGAAATGGTATCGAATACGGCACAGACGACGCCAGGGCTGGCCTTAACCGCTTTCGCATGACGCTCATAGTATCCTCGGCTTCTGCGGGCGTGTTCCATTCGCGCAATCCGTTTCGCCTCTTTTCGTCCCGCTTCCGTCCCGTACTTTCGCGGGTAGAGCTTTCCTCCCCTCTCGTTGTAAATCACTTTTTCCTCCTGAAAGTCCAGCCCTTGCAGATTGGACACTCTACGTTTGTAATGGTAACTTTCGACTCGTTTTCCATTCCTCTGTTTGAAATAACCTCAATGTTTACAACTCCGCGTCCGTTACACGTGTCACACCCTTCCCATTGGTTAAGGAATCTGAGTATCCATTTGCGTATCATGCTTCCTCCTTTTGTTCAGCACTCGTTGGGCCAATCAATGCTGTCACTCCGTTTCTTTAAATTGGAAACTCCTTAACCGATTCTATGTTACACGGTAGTGGCCATCCAGAATCATCGGACCCAACCTGTTTGAAAAAGAACGGTACTTTAAGATGCTGGCACTCCGCGTACAGGTAACTTACCCATTCAAATTGTATCGGCCTTGCTTTCGACCCGCTTTCGCCACCAACTATCAGCCAGTCGGGCTTCAACCCGCGCATATCGACAGGCCCAAGCATGGGCTCGACCGAAACAAACTTCTTGGACGCGCCGGACGACAGAAGCAAAGGAACCCTCTTGTCCCATTGTTCTTGGTTCTCTGCCGTCACGCCCAACCACACATTAGGGGCATAGCCGCCCAGGTGCATATCCTGTTCTCGCTTCGTCAGCAGTAGCCACGTCAGATTTGGCGTTGCGTTTATCAGGGCATACAGATCTTCGCGCCACGATTCAGGAACCTCTTTGTCGAATACGTCGGCCAGGGACGCGCAGAACACCAAACGGCGCTTTCCGGTATTTTGAGCTTCCTTATCCCACGCGAGCGGCTTCTTCCAGTTTGCAGGAGAGGTCCGAACACGCGGGTTCCCGGCTCCCCACTTTGCCCTGTGGTAATGGTGGTCCTGATCCCTTTCGGCATAGCAGTTGACGCAACCGGGGCTAACCTTCGTGCAACCGATCCACGGATTGAACGTCGAATCGCACCACTCTATTTTCGTTGTATCTCCCATCGTTCACTCCGTTTCTTTCAGGGCTTGCTCAACTTCATCCCGTAATCCCATGTTCCAGTCATACTTGTCGGCATTGCTCGCTTTATCCAATAGATTACGCAACCTCTCCACCTTTGCCTTGAGGGCGGCGTTCTCCGATTCGAGTTCTCTAACGCGAATGATATTCACAGTTCTCTCATTGAAACACTCCTTACACGGGGCGGCAGACTCACTCGGAAGATGCCCGTGTTTCAACCTGAACTTTTCAACTCCATCCCATGCTTCGTTTCCGTGCTTTTTCATGTGTTCCTGTATCATGTGAACTTTTTTTAGAATAGCCCGACATTCAGGACACCAGCGGTCGTCATACGCCCACTCTGGAATGGTGTCTGCATCAACCTTCTTGTCGTTGTGTCCTGGATTTATACATTCCATCACTTCCCGCCTTTCTTGGAACGTGTGTTATATGAAATGCACGAATCAATAGCCTTCCGTATTGATTTACACCAGTCGCCACAACTCAATTCTCTTGGGTCAACAATAAAATCTTCCCCGCCACCTTCTGCGTCATAATGAACTTCGCAGAAGTTTTCCTCTAGAAAGTCCATTCTCTCTTTGTCCGTGAATTTCTTTCCCATCACTTCACCTCCAAAAGTTCGGGATTGGAATTGCTCATTTCTCTCCTCCGACAAGGGTGTAGCCTTTGTCATTACAGAATGGGCACACAACTCTCTTTCCATTAACCTTAATAATTGATTCGGCGCAGTTATATTGGCACACCTTCACTCCAGCTTGCAAAAATGCAGATTCATACGAATCTCCAAACGCAACCATCCCATCAGGGCCAGCAATCATGTACCCACCCTTAATGGACGATGTATATGAAACTACCCATGTAGGATTAACATTCTCTGCCAAAGCCTTCGCCTGTTCGTTTGTCATTTTGACACCTTCTTAATCTTTCTAAGTTCCCACCTATTCAATTTGAATCTACTTTTTCCAATAGGAGCCATAACGCGCCTAGCATACGTAGTCCATCCGTAGCAAGCCCCACCACAAGTTCCGTCCCCAAACCTAGAAAGAATGTTATCCCAACAAACAACCTTGTATCCAATTGGGATAAATACATACGTGTCAAAATGACCACCCTTAAAATATTTTGACAGTTTAAACCATCTTCCATTGCTATTCATTTCTCATCCCTCCCTGCGTCTGGATCGCGCCCATCTTCTTCCGTCAAATCCGCGTTTTCGCAGACTTGATTTTCCAATGACGCTTGGATTTCGTCCATGTTCAATATCTTTACTCCGTCCACTTCGTAGGTCGTGATGCCCCTGTTTCCGTCCGCATCGGCCCCGTAATTCGGGTCGCGCACAACATGGATCTCCGCTTCGACCTCGACGTAGCAAGTCAACTGAACCGTTTTCTTGTAGGTACTCATTTGTCGTCGTTCCTCCCAAGACAGTCGTTGCACACAGATCGCCCTTCCTCGATGCACCCATGCCCCTTGCCAACCGGCTTCATGTTCCTGCACTCCTGGCACCTGGGCATTTCCACGTTTGCCCTTATATCCATCGAATCCTTGATATCCCGGTTCTTCCTGAACCGATTCGCCTTGCCCTTCATCCTCTGCGTATCGTGGATGAAGGCCATGTAGTCCTTCTTCCACGGATGGTTGTCATTCATTTCTTGTGGCATTTGCGGTGATCCTCCACCCTGCAAGGCACGACAAAACCGGGACGCCTGTAATCGGGGTGGTGGTACTGCATCCCCCTCGGAAGCCGCTTCATCCTTCCGGCCCGGACCTCGTTCCTGACCCATTGATGCGCCTTGTACACCAACGGGTGCGCGGCCCTGTATTTTCTCTTGTACTCCGTCATGTATTCCCTGCGTTTTTGGTTCCTCGTCATGTTATTTCTCCTATCTTTTCATGTTACCCGCTTGCTATTCGCAAGGCTATCGGCCAACTTCAAAATCGCCGCCGCGCTGACGTCCCTAGTCTCGACCTGCGCTTGTTTCGGCGCCCCGGCCCCCTGCTCCTTAATCGGCTTCCCGGTCACCGGATTGCCGTCCTGCTTCCACGATGGTGGGATTGGATCCGTGCAATCCTCCGGATCTCTAGCCCACTTGGACTGATTTCTGAACCATCCCGTCAGCCAAACCCACTTTGTTTTGTCCTCGTCCAAGTACACTTCGGCAAGTTCCGCCTCTACATACTCCTTTACCAACTCAAGGATGCGCTGCTCCGTCATTCCTGGTCGCTTGGGAAACAACGTCGCCTGAATAGTCTTGGTGTCCAGGCGGAAAATCCCCCAATCGTCGCATATCAAAAAGAAATGCGGCCATGCCAGATAAGCCATATCCGACAAAGCCACCAGGGATTGCGATTGCGGAAGCCCAGCTTGCATAAGGCGGGTCCGCAATCGCATGAAGTACCGTCGCCCCGTCGTTGCGTTGTTCACCACGGTCAGACCCCCGAAATGCGCTTCAACTCTGCCTGATACCAGGTGTACAACGACTTCTTTTGTGTCTCGTTAAACGGCATCGTTTCGGACGAATGATAGATGCCATTCAACGCTTTTGTTGAAGTAGCCATTACCATTCGTTGTTTGAGCGTTGCCATTTCAGAGGTGGCATTGAAGTTTTCGGGCGGCGCTTCCTCCGCAGGGGCATCCTCCATCGGCTCGTCCTTCTTGCTTTCGTCCGTTGCAGGAGGATTGACCGTCGCCGTGACTTCGATAACCGGCTTGACCGGCTCCGGTGCCTCCGCGACTTCCTCCCCGGGCGCTTCGTAAGACACGGCATCCGGCTTGTCCAGGTCGTCGTTCCGAATGACGGCCTGATCCACCTTGAACGCCCGTTGCATTTCGATACTCATGTACCCCCACTTGGAGAGGGTCATTTTCACCAGCGTTTTGGCGCACATGGCGTTGGTATCCGTCTGCCAAGGACCGGAATTGAACGCCTTGCTGAACCGCTTTCCGTGATTCAAAAGGGCTTCCCTCGTCATGTATGCTGTCTTTTGAAACCCGTTCACCGTTGAGAAGTGGAACGCAAAGCCGACCGGCTCCTTGGTGTTCAACTTCTCGTCGTAGTCGGCGTCCAATTCCTCGGTGAGCGGGTTCCACTTCCGCAGGTTCACTACGTAGGCCAGGGACATGACCTTGTAGATCCCCGTCCGAAGGCACAACTGCACGAACCCCTTCCATCCCATCTGGAATTGCGCCTCGTTCCCGTAAGGGATGAGCCACGCATACCCCAGGTTCTTGTCAATGGGGAGGTCCAGCGCCGCCGCTTGTGCCGCCGCCTTGATGATCGAAGCGGAATTGACTTGCGCGATCCTCGACAGGTTTTGATCTGCCGTCACCACGTTCAAGACCGACGCAAGGAACTGCGAAGAACGCTCCTTGAGCAGATTCTTGAACTGCTCCTGCACGTTCGGCAACTTGATGATGCTCGAAAACTTCACGATGCCCTTGTCCTTCGGCTTGTCCTCTCCCTGCGTTTGAGGTTGCAAATCCGGCTTCACCATTGAAACCCTCCCGTTTCCGTTTTTTCAAACCAAAACCCAAGACCCATGAACCCGTTGAGAATCCCCACTCCGAACAGCAATCCGGCAATCAATATCGCATCACCGGAAAAAAGCCAACAGTACCCGAGTTTGTTCAGGTGCAGTAAAACTGCTCCCGAAACAAAGCACAGCACCATGTTTACAAACATGATGATCGCGCTCATCACGCCACCCCCTTGAGTATTTCCGCATACTTCGCCAGTATCGCCTGTTCCGACGACCCTCCAAAAACCTTGTCCCTGAAAGTCTCGTCAACCTCCCCCAACACATACACGCCACGACTCGTCACGACCAACCTATTCTCGGGGTCAATGGAACAGATCGCCTCGCTCATAAACTTGCTTCCATCCGAATATACCGGATGGCCCGACACGTTCCCCATGATCCTCGGCATCCACTTCGCCGGTGGTTCCCCAGGACGCCCCGCCACCACGAAAGACCATTCTTCAACCGTGGCCTTGAACTGGAACGCAGGCCCCAACACATAATCACACGCCTTGATAACGTCCACGCACGACCCCGCCTCTGCCGCCTTCTTGCAAGCCGTAGCCAATTCGATAACGTCCATGTCAGTTGATCCTTCGCCAAGTGAATGACGTTGTTTTGTAGGTGTTGCCTTCCAGGTCTATGATAAACCAGACGTTGCAACGACGTTGTTCATCCGGTATCGGGTCCGTAATCGACAATACCGGGTCCGGCTTCCCGGCCATGTAATACAGGTATGTAGCTGGTCCGTCATACGTCCTGTGTCCTTTAATGACAACAACCCTCTGCCCGTTCATGTAAGTAATTTCAGCACTCGGAACTGGATGAAACGTCCGATAAACTCCAACCGCAATAATCAATACCAAAATAATGCCAATCACGATAAACACTCCCGCTATTTGTTCGTCTTTTTTTTGTTCGTCGCTCATGTCATCCCCTTCCCGTGGCGTCACCGTAACCGTCACCGGAACCGTCACCGGAACCGTCACCGTCACCGTAACCGGTGTTATTTTCGTCGCTCATGTCATCCCCTTCCCGTGGCGTCACCGTCACCGTAACCGGAACCGGAACCGGAACCGGAACCGGAACCGGAACCGTCACCGTAACCGTCACCGTAACCGTAACCGTAACCGTAACCGGAACCGGAACCGTAACCGTAACCGTAACCGGAACCGTCACCGTAACCGTCACCGGAACCGTCACCGTCACCGTAACCGGTGTTATTTTCGTCGCTCATGTCATCCCCTTCCCGTGGCGTTGTCCTTCCGTAACTGGACCTTATCCAGTCGCGGCGGGACAACCCCGCCGTATTACTACGCCTTCCAAACAGGAACCGACTCGATGGACTTTTTGGCGACCTTCGTGATTGGGATCATCTCGATGGTGTTTGGAAGCACCACCTCTGACACAGGACACGGGAACTTGCAACCGCTAGGATTAGAAGTCCCGTCCGTCGCCAACTGCGACAGCGAAGCCGCGCCCGACCAGTACCACATTCTCCTGGCATTGGTAAGCACGACCTCCTTCCCCGAAGGCGTGTTGACCTCCGATTTCAATGTCCCGGCGAAAACTCCCGCCGAGTACGTCCTGACCATCACATACGTTCCCTTTTTCATCTTTCACCTCTAGTAGTAGAATCCCGTTTCCGGGTACTGCGCTATCCGCCGTTCTTCTTGTTCCAATCCACCACCGCTTCTTCCCTCGTCTTGCCGTGCCCTTCAATCGCATTGTCACAGCAACGGCACACCCACCACCCGATGTTTTCCAGTATCGGCTGTTGGTGGCACTTGGCGCACGGCTTCGCCTCTACAACCGTTTGCGGGCGGGTCATAACTCCCTCCTTCGCAACTTGCATTGGCTCCAATACCCGCAAAATCGCGGGGTACAAAGATGGCTCCCCTCGCTAGCTCCCTTCGGCTCGATCTTGCCGTCCTTCAACGCCTCCATCGTCTTGATCGCGGCGCTGTACCGGGCCATGAGCCGGTCGGTATCGTCCGACGTGCAGATGCGCTCCTGATACACCACTTTCGGTTCCGTCTTGACGGTCGGCCTCGTCGTGAATACGAGGCCCGTCTTTTCGGGATACGCGCCCGTCAACAGATAGTGCCCAAGGGAGTAATTCGGTAATTGCCACGACTTGTTCACTTCCCCGTCCGCCGGCGCATTGGTCGCCGTCTTGTTATCGTACACGCTCGTCTTTGCCCCGAGCTTCCCAGTCGGCACCAGCAGGGCCTTCCCCGACTTCGTTTCTTCCACCTTGAATTGCACCGTCAGCGATATATGGTCGATATACCCCAACACGGACCAAGGATTTTCCGTCCCGCTCAAATTGTAGGTGAACTTCGCCTGTACCATTTTCGGCATGAAATACTTCGCGTGTCCGTTGTGGAACGTCCGCACCATTGATAGACCCGCATCCTCGATTTTCTGGACGTACTTTTCCCGGCTTTCTCCTTCCTCCTGCTCCATCGTAACGTCAGCTTCCTTGATCCCGTTATGATATTCCTGCACGAAGGCGTCAGTAACGACAGACTCCTTCACGTCCTCTTGTGTCTTGACTTTTTGCTCGAAATTGACGTTCACGGACTTGTCGAAAGACGACCCCAACACCAACGCCACCCCAGGCGGCGCTATCTTGTTCATCACATACCGGAAATACCATTGCATTTCGCACTCATGCACCATCCGCACCTGCGAAGATGATATATGGTTCATCGTGCGCTCCCCATGATCTTGTGTACCTCTCGCAACATTCTTTTCACCGTCTTGTTGTAGGCCGGAAGGTGTAGCACGACATTTTCCGTCATGTACTCGGTGACGTGAACCTTGATTTTCCCGTCGGTATCGTAGAAGGTGAAAACGGCTTTCGGCTCCATGCCTTCCGTTTTCGCACAAGTGTAATCGTACCCACAGACACAAAGATATGCCGCAAGGCGCAAGGTGTCCGTTTTGTAGGTTGTTTGCTCGGCTGTTTCGTTCATCGGTTCACCGTATTTCTCGTATCTTTACTTCAACCGCATTGTACCATAAATCGCCGGGGAACGCAAGGGTCAATTACGCTCCCCGGCCCAACAGGCGAAGGAAAGGGTGTTGTTAATTTTCAGGCGCTTCCACTTCGGCCTTCTTCGGACGACCACGCTTCGGAGCGTCAGGCGGTTTCACTTCATCCGGCACGCGCTCCATTTCCTCGCCCTTCTTCATCTTCGGCTTCGCGGAACCGATCATTTCCTTGACCCGATCATGCTTCTCTGTACCAACGGTTTCGATGTTCACCTTGCCGGTCGATTCGGTCAGGGCAATAGGCGGGATCTCGCACCGCTGAAACCCCAACTTTTCGACAGCCGCGCCCCAATCGGAAAGGCACTTGTTCAGGTACGCCAAATCCCACTTGAGGATGGCGTTCCATTTCTGCTCCGTTTCCGCCTGTTCGTCGTCCGACACGGCGCCGCGTCCCTTGCAGAAAACCTGATTGTCGTTCTTGTCGTACCGCAAGTACTTGAAAATGAACTCCGTCTGACACAAGGCCCGGATCGCATGGATGATGCGCTCATACGGCGTGATAACCTTCCGCGTCTGCACGTCGCGGAAGAACATCATGGGCCGCCCGTAAGCGTCCTTGATCTTCTGGTATCCGAAGATGTAGGCCGCGATCATGTCCATTTCCTTCGGGAGAATCCCGGCCTTGATGTTCATTTGGCCGTAGTTCTCATGCTTCGACCCCGCCGTACTGTAATCGTTCGCCATTTGCCTTACTCCTTTTTAGTTAAAACTTTACGTCGGCGCACAACTGCGTCTTTTTGACGTTGAAATCCCATCCCAACCCGGCCCAGGTTTCCATCCCCAGGACACGGATGATCTTCCTAGTCCCGCGAACGCTGTTCAACTTCACTTCATCCCAAACCGGGAGATCGGCATTGGCGCCGAACGCCCACGACACCGAATCGCTTTTCAACTCAAGCCACTTTTTCAACTCGGCATTTTCTTCGGTAAGTCGTTCGTTCTCCGACGAATACTGCTCGATCGCCTTGCTCACCGCCTCGGACACGTCCGTTTCGCTTTCTCCGCTTTCCTCTTGCAGACCGCCGCCTTCCGACGCGGGGTAATAGACCTTCTTGTACACGACACGCGCCTTGGCCGTCTTGAGGTCCGTTTCCAGCGTCTTGTTCATGGCCTCGGAAACGGTCAAGGAATCTTGCAAAGTCTTTTTCTCATCCATCGTTTTCACAAGATGGATACTTAAAATTATGGTAGTGATTAGGAATAGCGCGACACCCACATACAACCCGTATTTCTCGTATTTTTTCAAAGCGCCCTCCACAATGGGTTAGCCTCGTCATTCATCATCGAGTCCGTATTTTACCTTGTACCTTTTCCACTTGTCAACACACGTCATTACCCAATAAGAATACGGTTTTGTCTCAACTTTTCCATCCGGCATCCGTATTTTTATCATGTAATTCCCGCGCCGTTCCCCTGTCGGACCCGCCCGGTATGCGTTCAAAGCCCTTTCAATGTTCCCATTCTTGATATCATAACACCACCCGTAATAGGCGCTCGTTAATTCGATGTTCAACCGATAATCGTAGAGAAGATCGCGCCCGGTTATCCATTCGCAATTCCAACCGAGAAAGTTTCTCGCAAAATCATTCGCTGTTGATACTTTCAATTTCCCAAGACCCCAACACCATTGGCTCGTGTGTAGAACTTTCGACCTTGACCCCTTCTTGTCCACCGTATTCCTGAATCCGTCAGACTCCCACTCGATCAAACCGACGATAATATCCCTGTCATTACCGTATTCAGCCGCATACCGCTTGATGTAAGTCGAGTACTCAATGGATCTTTTCTCGGTTATCGGTTCAATCCCCGACACAGAGGTATCATGGACGCGCTTGATATACCTCGCCAGCGTATCCATTTGAGCATGGCAAACGGAAACGAATAAAGTCAAGACGACGATGAGTATTGTTTTTTTCATCCGTTCACGTCCTTTTGTTGATCCACCCGCGCATGAATGTTTCGTTTTTCTCGTTCGTAGGACCAGCCGTTCCTCGCACCATAGCGAACCAACCCGCCTTTGCATCTTCCCCTGCCGCCGATGCAATGTAATAAGCCCCCTGCAAGCGGTTCATCACCTTCAACAACACGGCCTCGTCGCCCCGACGTATCAGGATATTCAACGCATCCACCGTTTTCGGTCCCGCCGACCCGTCAACATGGATATTCGGGTACAGCGTCCCACCCATATTCAGCGAATTGACCGCCGCTTGCGCTATCGCATCCGACACTTTGAAAGCGTTAATCCGCGTGTCGAACAACTCATTCGCCACCGCTTGCGACTCCAACGCCTCCCACGCCCGGTTCCAATAGTCCGGGTAAACCACGTCCCGCGCAAACTCGATTGGCATATCCTCCATGCGCCCGAGGTATCCTTTCGCCCTGGCGGTCGCTTCCGTCACGCCATACTTCGTCGCGCCGCCGGAATCGTCCTTGTTGTTGGAAAACTTCCCCTCCAACCACATCGTGTGTTCGATTGCCGACTCGATGTTCGCGCTCATGTCACTTGCTCCTTAACGCCTTCGCCCCAAGCAATTCGTCAATCCTTCCCTGAATCGCCTTGACGTTCTTTTCGTCGCCCTTGCGACGGTAGTATTTCAGCCACCCCTTCAACTCGGCCAACTCCTTTCGAGTATCGATAACCTTCTGAACACGTCCACGCTTCGGGTCATACACAGAGGTTTTCAAACCAGTCAGCGAACGAAGCGCGTTCGCCTTCATCGGTTTATCAGGCGCAAATAGGTTATGTACTTCGCTGATCGGCCTGAATTGCCGCAACCCGTACACGACCTTTGCCGGTAACTCCGCACTCACACCCGGCCCGACGTTCAACTTCCGAACCTGTCCCGGGAAGTTTTGAACCTTCCCCTCAAAATACGGGTCGTAATTGAACGCCATCCTCGCCGGGGCCGTGTAAAGAGGGTTGACGAGCATGAAGATTTCCTTCATAAACTCCGCAGGGGTGTCGCTGATTATTTCCTTAAGGTTCCTTCCCGACCCCAACACCCTTCCAACGTCACCTGCGGGGATCCACGAGCCGCCAAGGAAGTACATATAATTCCCGTCCTTGTTCTTCCCGACGTACATTGGGAAGTTTTCGATCATAAACTGGCTCATGTACGCCTCGTCCGGCTTTTCCTTGTCCTTCCCCAAGCCAGTCATTCGTGCGCGTTCGTACCCGGCCATAAGCCCCGGCCTCGTCAGCAATGCCTCCATCTGCAAAGGCACGTTCTTCATGGTCCAACTGATGAACGGCATCACCAGCCGCGCCTTGCGTCCGGCCCACCCAATATCGCTGTAATCGAACGTGTACTTTCGAACGGACGCCGCCGCCGCTTCCGGCGTGAACCCGTCCTCCAACTTGTGAATAAAGTGCGCCACCTTCGCGTTGTTCTCAAACGCTTGCCCGACCTTTTGACCGCCCTTCACCAGCGGGTTGTCACCTGCCAGTTTTGCGCCCAACCCCTTCACTTCTCGCTCGATCCCTGTGCGCTTCATTCCCTCCGTGGCATAGAACCCGGTATCGGCTATCCCATGCGTCTTAATTAGACGGCTCAAAAGGGCCTTATCCAACTCTGTGATGGCCTGATTTTCGACGGAAATGGGGTTTTTCATGGCGATTTTCACGTCCTTGCCCAACTGAAAGGCCAGGGCCTTTGCATAGGCGGAAACGCGCCATACGCCACCCAATAGGTTGTTCAGGACGTTCCCTACCACATTTCGGGCATGGTAAGCCGGGTATAGAGACAGGGTATATGCCTTATAGATCGAATTGACCCGTTGAAGAAGCGTTTCAAACTGCGAAACATTCTCCGGCATTTCGAGAACCTTCCGCATATCGGCAATGGCCTTCGCGGTTTCCTTCTCGAACCACACGACCCCGGACGGGTTTTTCGCGTCCTTGAACGCCTCATGCTTTACCCCCTCGTATAGTCCTGCGTCTATCGTTCCCTTTTTTTTCGCGGCCTCAAACTCTGCTGAATTGATCCCCAGGTTGTCCCGCGTGGCCTTCCAAAAGTCGTCCGTCGCCTTCAAGCGTTCGTGAGCATGACGCCTCAAAGCCAGCAACACCGCCGCGTCGTCGTCGAACATACGCCCGACAAAACCATCCAATTCGGGCATATACTTCCCGATTTCTCCGCTACGCGCGATATTGTTCCACTCGTTGATGGTCTTGCCCTGGAATATGCGGTGCATCCGGGTCCGGTCCCAAAGAGAAAGCGCCTTCAAGGACCGCTCTTTTGGTATTCCCTTCAACCATTCCGATAATTCCTCGGCCTTGTAGTGGTACATATACCCTTCAATGGCCTCAAACCATTGGCGCTCCGTGCCCTCCTTGGCAATCCGGGCCATATCGGCCTGTATCTCTTTCGCAATGCCCTCGATTTCCTCATCCATGCCCTTCTTGGCTTCGGCCCTGAAAGCGTTCACGGCCTCGTCGTATTTCTCCGACTTGGCCTTGATGCGCCCAACAAGGTTGTCGATTTTCTCCGACTCCTTGATGTACTTCCCGACCCCGCCTCCGACAATGCGGTTGATTTCCGTCTGCAAGTGTTCGGCCTGTCCGCGCATAACGTTCAAATATCCGTAGTCCACGCCCTTTCCAGACCTCGCGTTTGCTTCCAACCGAGCAATCGTTCCCCTTGTCTTTTCCAAATCCTTTTTCAACAGTCCGTACCGCTTCTTTGTCTCCGCAACCGACTCCGCGAACGTCTGTCCCTTTTCGACTTGGGCGGTAGAAAGCGCATCCTCATACAACCTGGACGCCTTCGACGCCTCAAAGCGCATTTTGGAAATATCCGCTTCAAGCCGGTTCAACGCTTGCGCCGCCCGGAACACGTCGCTTTGCGTGTCAACGTCTGCCATCTTTATTTTCAGGTCGGCCAACTGATTCTGCAAGGCGTGGATTTCGTCCCTGTTCACGCCCTCCTTGTACATCTTCGCCAACTGCGTTTCCAACTCGTCGTGTTGGCCCTTCAAGACGTTGAATTGCTCCGTGATCTGCTTGCGGGTATCGTCAGAGGCCCGGATGGTTGCGGCCTCCCCGACGCTTCGCTTTTCGGCTTGAAGGTTTTTCAACTCAAGGGATAGCGCCTCCGCTTTTGCCGGATCAGTTTCTTTCGTCAGCGCAACCTTCAACTCGTCCTCTTTTTTCAACAACGACCCGATCCGCGCCCTTTCCGTCACGTCCGGTTCCACCTTGAACCCGTACTTCATCCAGCCGCCTTCTCCTCCCTCCAAGAATCGCAACAAGTCCTCATGTTCCTCGGCCTTCGCAACATTCGCGTTCAACATATACTCGGACTTGCGGTGATACGGGTTTTCCCGCGCCATTTCCAACATATCATCGTATTCGGCATCAGCACTTGTAAACTTCGCATCTTCGGCCATTCTTTTCAAATATTGCGGGTACGGAAGGTGCGGATTTGCCCGAACGTGTTCAAGATCAAACGCCCGTACATACTCTTGCGGCGTAAGGCCCTCGCCCCTTTTGGTCGTGGTGCGGTATCCGGCCTCCTTCAAGTCCTTAAGCAAACGGACGGCTTGTCTACGACTGGACCGACGCGCAATAGCGTCCAGATCAACATACAGTTTCGTTCCCGGCTTCACGCCGCCATGTATCGTTGACTCCCACGCTTCGTTCCTGGCTTCGCGTATATTCTTAACGGCCTCCTTCGATGCCCTCGAAACCGACAACTTCCCTTTCGCCGCAATCCCGGCAAACTTCTTCTTCCCCTGATACAACTTGTATTCCGCTTGGGTAAGTTTCTGCTTCGCCTCCTTCGCCGCATACTTCGACTTGTACACCGTCGAAGGATACCCGCTTTTCTGAACGGCCTCGAAACTCGCCTTCGCCTTTTCCTCCACCTTCGGCAACCTGGCTTGCAGTTTCAGCAACGCCTTCCGTTCACGGCTCGTTTTCCACGCTTGGGATGCCGAAGATTGTTCGGCCTCAATGTAGTCCAGCAACTTCCGCATTTGTCCTTGTGTCTGTTCAAACGTCCATCCGCGCTTCTTGGCGATTTCGTCCACCATCTTGTCCATCTTGATACGGGCGTCCGTCTGATTTACGACGCTTTCACGGACGATGTTATCCATCCTCCGCTTGTATTCGTCCATTTTCGGGATTCCCGTCGTATCCGAAAACGCCCTGCGAAACTCCTTGCCCAACTTCGACCCCTTGATGGCCCCACCCACCTTGCCAAGCGCACCCAACACCGGCTCGTTAATGAACTTCGGGGTAAGAGGAACGGGGCCGTGCCCCGGAACGTGGAAGGTCAAAAGGGCGCGTTCACCGGCCTTGGCTTGTGCGCCAAGGCCCTTGGACAACTTCGCCGCTTTCGCAAGCTGGATGCCTTTTGCTGTTTTTCCGAACGGGTTTACCAAGATATCGGGTGTTGCCAGGATATTAAGGCCCATTTCAAGCGGCTTGTTTTCAACGCCTACATTCCGAAGAACGCCGCCCCACGCTTCCCTGTCCTCTCCCTTAAATCCCGCCTTGATCGCAGGAAGGACCGGGCGCGACTCCTGCGCCGCCCGAACCGCCGCCGTTTCGGGGTACAGGACAACGCGATTCAACCCCTCCCCGAACGCTTCCAATGCGCCCATTGCGCGTTGACCGAACGTGGGGGTTTGTTTCGCCGTTTTCCCCCTTGCGCTCCTGCGGCGTACTCTTGTTTCACGCGCCAATTACCGCCTCCGAATGATCGGCTTCGTCCTGTCTCGCTTCGGCAGATAATACGGGTCCACCGGCTGAATAGGTTGCGTCATGCCGGGAGGCGCGGATTGGAACATGGCCGGTGGCGGTTCGATACCCAAACGGGACTTCGACCTCGGCCCCATTACATCAGGGTTCATTTCGCGTCCGGGTTGCATCGGATTTGGCCGCAAAGAGAACTCATTAGACACATCGGATAATGGTCCTTCGCTCATTTTCTTCATTCCGGCCAAACCACCCATAAACTGCGCCGCAGGTTGTAGTGGCGACGGCACCGCGCTTGCCGCGCCCAGGGCGGTTCTTGCGACGGGTCCGGCCAGCGTAACCCCAAGCCCCCGGAACCCTTCCGGACCATTCATCCCCCGTTTCATGTTCGCTTCCATCTTGGAACGAGCATCGACCATTGCCCCTTGCCCAGCCTGTTCGATTTCTGGCCCGATGATATTGTAGTATTGCGGGAACGCCCTCTTGAAAAGCGCCACGGCGTTTTGATACCGCGCCGCCTGTTCTTCCGGCTTCGCGTTCGGGTCAACGTGCTTATCCACGATTGCGCCCCATTCCGCATACGCCTTGTTCTGCATTTCACGGTACATTTTTTGCCGCTCGATTGACGCCGCGGCGTCTTGCGCCGACTTGTCCCGCGCCATCTGCAACTGCGCGGAGTCACGCTGTTGGGCCGCACCCAAAACTCCTTGCGAAGCCCGGTTTGCAAAACTTGCCCCCATAGCCGCCCACGGTGAAGCCATTTCGCCACCTCCTGTTTATTCCTCGTCCTTCTCGTCCTTCTCGTAAGGGTTTTTGTACAACTTTTTCCCCAGGTAGTACCCGGCAACGTCCCCTGCGCTACCGCCGATCCCGCGAAGGAACGCCTCGAAACCGCTTTGTTCCGAATCGTCAACGGCTCGTTGCGCTCGTTCCCTTGCATCCTTTACTCTCATGGAAATATCGCCAAGTCTTTCCCCGGCCTTTGTTTCGGCTGCACCGATTCCAAGCGTTTTGTTGAAATCGCGCCCAACTTTTTTGATTCCGGATTGCGCGTTTCGCAAGAAAGCGTTCATGCCGCTTTGGTGTTCCGCCGCGGCCTGCGCCGCCCGGGCGCCCTCCATCCGTTCTAGGTTCGCCTCGGCCACCCTGTACTGCGAACCCGTCCCGCCGCTCGCTTGCAGTTTCCCTGCCGTTTTTCCAAGCAGGCTGTTGATCGCGCCGGTAGATTGCGTCATTTCCGGCATATTGATCCCTTGCCGTAGCGCAAAGTCCGGGTTGTACCGCGCATAGAGGTCGCGCCAAAACATACTGCGTCTTTGGGCTTCCGCACTCAAGTCTTGGTATGTCGCCATGCCTTTACCCTCACTTACTGTAAACGGTTCTAGCCGCTATGCTTCCAACGTTCCCAAGGAACGAACCAATATCGCCCCACACGGAAGATTGGTTCTCCTTGATTTTTTGCTGTGCCTGGTCGTAAATATCACCGACCGTTTTGTTTGCGGCGTTTTGGGCTGTTGACAGATACGACGAAAGACTGTCTCCGTAATTGCCCTCAAGGGCCGCAAGTCGCGTCGCGTTCTCCGTGTCCGTAATCCTGCTTAACAAATCCTCCGACGTTGTTTTCCAGTCAGCGAGGCGCCCCTGCGCTTCAGTATCGGCGCGGCTTGCAACTCCTGAAAGACCGGAAAGAACCCTCGTATTGATCCCCTGCTGTACCTTCTTTGCCGCCCCGCTATCCAACTGTCCCGTCTGCGACAACTGACTACCAGCCCACTTTACCGCTCTGTCGCGTTCCGCATAGATGCTCCGTGCCGCCGTGTTCAATGCTTGCCCGACCTGTCCCCCAAGCGTTCCCTGCCCCGTATCCGGGTTGTACTGCGTCCCGTAGTAGTAATTCCGCATGATATCGCCCTGCCCCGTTACATCGGGACGGACGATGTAGTAATTCTCGATCATCTTTGCGCGTTGCTGATCCGCCGCGGTTTGCAACCCTGACAACTGCCCCCTTTGGTTTAACCGCGCTTGATACGTCGAGTCTTTTACAGAGTTCCAAATTGCCCTTAAAGATTGAGGCGAGTAATACTGGCCTCCCAAAACCATAGCACTTGTAATCTGGTCGGCTGACACCCAATTTGCGTTCACCCCATATTGTCGAAACCAATCATTCGCGGCATTTGCCGCAAACCAAGTATCATCCGTTGTCCCAATTTGGTCCTTCATCGTCTGATACTGCGTTTGCGCTTGCGCGTAATTCAGGGCTTCCTGCTGTGCGCGAATCGCGTTGTTCAATTCTCTGGTCAGGTATTCGGGGTCGGGGTAATTGCCCGGATTGGCTTGAACGTCGGCAAGGAGGGCGCTCAAATCGTCGAACCGCGTTTGCGCTTGCAACACGCCGTAGTCAGAACCCAAACTGTAAAGTGGGTTCAACTCGTTCGGATCGGCGTAGTTTAGTAATTCCGCAGTTTCAGCCACGACGCACCTTCCTTGCCAAGTAGTATAGCATTATTTCCTATTAGCCCGTTTCCTTTTCACGACCGACTTTCCGTATTTCCGCGCCCATCGGATCGCAACTTCCGGATGGGCGCGGAACAGGAAACGCCTTTGCTTTTCGCTCCTGAAAGGCACGGCTTTACTTCTTCACTTCGGCTTCGTGTTCCTTGGCGTTCGACCACATGAAGCCGACCGTCTTTCCGAACAGCCCCAGGACGTACATCCCGAACAGATCCGCGCTCACCTTGAAGTAAGCCGCGATAGCGAACCCCAACAGCATGAAGATCGCCACCTGCAAGGACTCGTACACCTTCCTATTTCCCTTTTCCATCACAACCTCCACGTTACCTGTATTTTAGGGGCAAGCCCGAGGTCAATCTCAACAGGGGGATGCCACTTGATGAGCAACTGCTCTACTACTGCTATGGCCGATCCGAAAGCTATTTGACGTTCGTCCTTCCTGTTTTCTAGACGCCTGAACCTATTGGAGTATCCTTCGTCGGCAATCTGGCCTTCGTGTAGCGACTCATGGATTCACTCCCGTACAGACGCCGCATTTGAACTGCATGGTAATACCCGCCGCAGGGACGACAAGCGTGGGGGTGCAAAGCGGGACAATGTTTCCAGCCGAACCGATGGTAAGGTTTCCCGACAACCCCGCCGTTGTTCCGGTGAGAGGAGCAGAAAGATTTAATCCAAGTGGAGTCGTTCCTCCTCCAGAAAACCTAGCAACTTCTGTGGCCCTCGGCTTGATAACTATATCTCCACCGGAACCAGAGAACGAACCCGAAATAATTCCGGTCTCTACTGTAAATATCCCTCCGCTACCATTAAACCTGTAAACTTTTAATCTCTGGTCAGAAATACCCATATATCCGGCGTTGTCTATGTTCTGTAAAAATAATCTATCAACCTCATTGGTTCTATAAACTGTTACGGCTGTTGTTGAAACACTCGCAGAATTCAAAGCCCCACTAAACCCCGCTGTGGTTCCGGTGACGCCTCCATTATATGCAACGGTTACACCGCCCCCCCTACCCTGTAAGCGCAACAAGTCTCCCGTCTGTAATGATGTTCCGATGATGGTAAGCACATTGTCGGCGTCATTGATGGAACGGATAATGACCGCCCCAATAATATCAGCCCCACCTTTTAGCCACAGTTTCCCCGTATCCGTGACCTTCGCAACCCATGTCCCAATTGAATTGACCCACTCCTGTATCACGTTGGAGGTTGAGGGGTAGGTTGGCAAGTTGAAACGTTGCGCGATTCCATTGTAGATTTTGATATATTCCGCGCCCGTTGGGTCGAGGTAGCCGTTGAGGATGATGAGGGCGCAGAGGTCGCCGTTTAAATATCTTGGAGCGCCATACTTGGATGCCATGATGGTTATACCCCGCGTGTCACCGCTAGAGTAAGTAAAACCATCGGTATCAAGAACGATGCTAGAATAGATTGAAACTCCATTATTATAAATCCCCATTACGTTGCTAGTGTTTCGGCAATATGACGTGACGATATAGTTTCCTCTTGAAAGTGCGTATGCTTTGCTAATCCTACCGGTAGCACCGTTATTATCTCCGTAGCAGTAATATATATTTCCGGCCGCGTCGTCTGCAATTATTTGAACTACGTTTGTTCCGTCTGTATTATCACACGCCAAAAGCCCAGAGTTAATAGATTTTGTGGTGTTTTCCTTAAAAACAAAAAACATCGTGTTTTCTGTTTGTGAAAAAACAGACGAAATACTAGCCGCTCCACTACTCAAAAATTGCGTCACCCCCGCCCCGTTCCGCAAACACATATACCCCCCCGGCCCCGTAGCCGTAAGAGGTCGGTTTCCGTCTGTGGCCTGAATGAAGGTAAGGCCCGCCGAACCTCCACAAGTGACAGCGTGTACCTTTCCCGACACAACCGAAACTCCCGAACCTGCGGGGTCCATGAAAACCGTACACGTTACACCACTATTCGCATACGTTCTAATCTCATCCCATGTATAAGCCGCCGAACTCAATTTCTGCTTCGATACCACGGAGGGGGTCGCCACATTAGGGGTCGCTGTCACGGTGAAAGTCGGTGTGACGGTGAAGGTGTGGGTTGCCGTCGGCTCAAGGTACGATCTCGTCGCCAGGGCCACCAGCGACACGTCGTCCACCTGGACGTCGCCCCCGCCCGTGACCGAAACACCGGCCCCCTCGTACATCTGCAACCCGATAAAGTCCCCCTCCGTTTCCTCCACGTTCCGCAACACGCCCATCGTGACGGGCGTTCCCTCGTTGTCGATGATCGACCGCCAAGCGACGTAGCCGTTGTACTCGCCTTGCCGCGTGATGAAATTCGTACCGCCATCCACGTCAACGTCCATCGGGTTCGTGCTTATGATGGCGATTCCGGCCGTTGTGGTGGTTGGGTGGCTTCCGGATATAAAGGTCCGCTTTCCATCTGCTGTCGATCCGATAAGTAGGAACCCAGGTGAAAAGTCGGCAACGTTGTACCCGTCGGCGCTTTGATAGGAGTTCGACAGGACCCCCCCGGATGCAGTCAGGGGTCCGGACATACTGTCGCCGGCCTTCTTGACATAAGCGGTTGCCGCATACGTCGGTACTGCATCAACGTATTCCTTATTCGCGGCATCGGTCGGGGTCTGCGGAGTCGGGACTCCCCTTGCGGTCCCTTTGTAGAACCGAACATCCCCGTTCTCGTAATCGAGAAGCAGAGTCCGCTCGTTCGTCGAATCAAACCCTGCGCGGCCTCGATAGTCCCAGGTCGCCGTTGGGAGGGCCTGACAACGCTCCACGATTTGCGTCGGCGTCGCGCCTCCGCCTGTGCCAGACAGCACGACTTGGTTCGCCATGTACTCGTGGCTGTTCACCTTGTAGACGTCATACGTCACGCCATCGTTTATATCGAAAGTCCACCCGAGTGTCGACGAAGCGAACAAGCCGACTGTGTCGTTTCCATAAATGACATGGGAGCCGCTTCCGAGATTGAAGCCGTCGGCAATCAGTTCCAGTCCATAGTCCTGCTCCGAATTAACCAGCTTGCAGGAATTATTGAGGACGCCACGCCAGAACAACAACGTCCCATCCGTTCCGGTAAAAGCGTCAGCTCGAATCAAATTAGATACGGGTTGTCCGGTATCGACAACAACAGTCTGTAATGCCAGGTTCCCCACAATGTTAGCGGGTCCATGCACATTCAAACCGTCAAAATTACCTTTTTTTGAAAGATACTGCGGCCCCGGTGCCGGAGTACACGACACACACGGATATACCGCGTATTTCATCGGGGTTGGAATAGCCGTATAGGTCGGCGTTGCCGTTTGCGAGTACACAGCGCACGGAAGAAACATAAAAAGAAATGCGATTCGTTTCATCATATCTCCCCCGGAGGCGTAGGTGTTGCCCCGCCCCCGCTGTGCGTCGGCAACTGCGTCCATCTTACACTATCCCAAAAGTACAGGGCCGGGGGATTGGTCGTTTGAATGTAAAATGCGTAATCCACGTCGGGGCTACCGGAAGGCACCGGCAACCCGTTCAGGATACTGAACGTTCCCCCGGAAGGCGACACAACCGTACTCACCTTATACACGCTCGGCGCTTCGCTCCAAGTGCTTTGGAACATTTGCGCCAATTGCGTCAGGAAACGGTTGAAATATTCCGTTGTCACCACCGACCCGAACGGCTTCAAAAACGTCGGGGCCGGTCCTCGGTAGTAGGTCTTTGCCATCGTCAATCCGCCCTGAACGCGGTCTTGCGCCTGTATCCAGCCGCAATCTCGTTGATTTCAAACTCGCCGTATCCCCTCGGCATGGACAACTCGAACCTTACAAATCGCCCCGAATGACCCGCCAGAGCGCTGATCTTGTGCTTGAAAACGTCCTCGTCGGACAACGTAATCGCCGTGACCGTCTGTGCCGATGCGTCGTCGCCGTCCTTGAATACCCGCACCCTGATCTCGCAATCTCCTTTTGCGTACATTCTCAAGTACCGGAACAACTTCAAGTAGTGGTATTCCTCAATTCCAAAAGGCACCGTGTAAATCATCACCCTCGGCTCGTAATGCGTCGAGTAAAAATCAGGGCTTTGAGAATCAATGTACCTGAAAGGAAATAGAACGTAATTTTTGATGTTATCGAACGCGCCGCCCCCAAAATTCAAGCTGGATATCGTCAGCACCTCCGCGCCATTTCGCAGGTTGTTGTACACCTTTTCACTTGACGCAAACGCGCAAGAACATCCGGTCAAGCAACTCGCGAGAAAGGCGTTGTTCCCGTTGTCGGTCAATCGGTCTGTATTCCCGCTTGCTGCCGTAACGCCATACGCCACATTGACAACATACCACGCCCTGTAGGCGTGTTTCATCGGAATTGTGTCCTCCAACGCCATAACCGCGGTCGTCCCGGTAACTTCGTTGTCGCTTACTCGGCTAACATAATCCGTGAATATAATTGAACTGCTTTCCGTGTCGTAACAGATCGGCATGGCGATCCTGCGGTCATTGAACATATCGTCCGCACCGGAAAACGAAGTGTCCGTAATGCTTGTTGCGTTTGTCACAACCGCCAACGCGCAATAAGAAGGCCCCGAAAACTCATAATTCCCGATCATCACGTTCACGTCGGAAATGCTACCGCCGCAGAATATCTTCGGCTTGTTCTGGCTATCCTCCAACGTTGTATAGATTTGGTTGAATACAAGCGGGTGATACTCCCATGACTTTTGCGACACGTCATATACAAGCGTTGCGTTCCTTTTTGCATTTTGGTAAAGGTACGTCGTTGAAACTGGTCGTCCATACGTCCCGGCCAACCCTCCGTCGCAGACCGACAAATAATAGCGGCCTTCTGCCAAGTCGAAACACCCGCTGTTCACTTCGGGGAATATAGCCCTTTTTAGAATTTCGCTTATCGGGTCGGATATCAACGTGAATCCGCTTCCGTTGAAAATGCACACCCCATCCCGCGTCAACCCAATAGCCGGTCCACCGATGTTTGCAATCGAATGATGGTAAAACCCATACTCGGTATCGACCTGGTTGTGCATCCCCCATATCCCATACGCCTCGGGGTCTGCCGTTGTTGGGATACTCTCCCAAGTCTCGTCGCCCTTGAAAGTGAAAAGACGACCCCCTAATACGCACCCACCAATAACGGGGTCGCCGTTGTGCTTGTTGAAGTCCTTGTAGTCGTCCGCGTGGAACGAATAGATGTTTGTTTGAATGACGCCATCGACCTCGGAAATGCGGCACCACCGCATACGATACGGGTAATAAGTGCTTCCCTCGGTGGTCCCCCACACAATCAGGCGGTCGTTGTACACCAGCAAATAGTCCGCCGCCGTTAGGTTCACCGGATCGTCGTTGTCCAACTGCGGATTTTCGACGATGCCGCTGTCTGTGTAGTCGAAAGCGGCGTTGTCCGTAAAAACGTAAGAATCCGTGCCGGCTGCAATCGTCTTTTTGCCGTTCGTGTCGCCCAAGTAGTAATAGGTGGAACCGTTTGCCTCGGTGCGGTACAACTTGACCGATGTAAACCCGATATTTGCATCATTGTAAGACGACAGATCGAAAGTGACCGTTACCTTCTTGTCCGTCACGGTAATCGAAACGGAGGCGCCCCCTCCGGTTTCGTTCCCCGAATCGTCACACAAGGTAGCCTTGTACGAATACGTCCCGTTCAGCACCCCGGCGTCGCCTTCCGCCGCAACACCGGCGGGTGGGATATACACAAGATTGCTGTAAATCGACGCTTGGTAATACTTGCGGATGCTCCCTCCATCACATACGATGGTCCGGTTTTTTAGATTAACCCCGCACACATTTTTCTTCGGGTTGTTCGTGTCCAAGTCGGTTGTCGCCATTGTCAAAAGATTGCAATAGGACGTGTCGGAAGAAAGCGTTGTCCCTGTGACGTGCTTGCTGAAAAACGTGTAGAACTTGCCTTTGTCCACGGATGGCACGATGCCAAAGCACCTGCTCGTCCCGTCCTCATGCCTAGTGAAAGGAAGCGCGGCATACCCAAACGGCGTCGTGAGTTTTCCATCAAGAAAAGCGGTGTTCTCGCACCGCTTCATTTTACCGGAGCGGTTTTCGCCAAATTCATTTGCCGCGTTGTCGATACCGTTGAAATTACGCGATCGCGCGAATGGCAGGCCGACAAGAAACTCTGAATCGCGCATATCAGTTTCGCCTCAAGATTTTCCGGCTCCCGTCCCTGTCAAGGCCCATCGTGTGAACCTGGATTGCGCTTTGGAGGTCGCGCTCGATCTGTGCTTCCAACACCGTCACGTCAACGTGGTCGGCCATGAGGCACATTCTTTTCACCAACGCCACCAGCACCCTGCGGAAGTTTTCCGGCAATTCGATGTAGGCAATCGTGGGGTCGGCCGGCGGCTCATCCACCTTGTCGATGTACCGTATGCCGTCATAAACGGCGGTGTAGGATTCCGTGGGGGTCGGGATAAACTCGATGTAGCGCACGAAATTATGGGATGCGTCCAGGGCCGGCTCGACCTCCTTCCATTGGGGCGCATAATTCCGCGCCCTCAAAATGTCGTTCCCCTTTCCGGTGAACCGTTCGTGCTTGTCCTTGAGCGGGCGGATCTCCTGGTACGAGTAGTCCGCCGCAGAAGAACCTGTCCTCTTGTACACGTTATGGATGGCCGCACATTCTTCGTCAACGGCATATCGGGCCGTCCCGGCGACAACACTTATCGTTTTTTCTTGGAAAGTGAACCATTCCTCGCAGGAAGCTACCAACCGTTCCCAAATGTAGTCCAGGGAATCGTTGATATACCCGGAAATGACCGTCGGCGTAAAGCGGTCGCTCGTTCCGTATCCTTCGGCAAACATTTCCGAAACAACCTTTGTCTGCACTTGTCGAACCGTGATAGCCATTACTCGTCCGTCCCCCTGCGGCGTTCCTGCCGCATCAGGATCCTTTTAATCTCCTTCACGTCCTCCTTCATTTCCTTCATATCCTCTTTGGCGGACTCATACCTCTGTTCGCACGCCTTTTGATCCGTGGCCCGCTGTTCCTTTGCGTCCGCCTTGCTCTGAAAATAGAACAAGGGTCCGGTTACCATGCCAACAATGGTAATGACAAGCCCGAGTATAAGCGACAACCTTTTGAGGTCAACTTTCACGGTTCCGCTTCCATTTGCCGTGTCGCTCATGCCGTTGCTCCTTGTTCCGTTGGCGTTGTGTTTTCCGGAACAGCTGGTATAAATTCCCGGTTCGGCGTGGGGTGGTCAAACATACTGCGCCGCAATCCTTTTTCGTCCGCGATCATCTGGCAGGGTTTCCTCATGGCGTCCGCGACTTCCATAAAACTGTCTTTGATGCGTTTCTCATCATTCGCCTTGACCCGCTCGTTGTGTTCGTGACATTCCTGTAACTGCTTCTTCTGCAACATTTGGCGCCGATACCAGTCCATTCTCCGCAGGGTGTGAACGTCGTCCTCGTTCGGGTTGCGGCCCTTGACCTGATAAACCAGGTAAGCGCCTCCGGGGAATCGGTTCCCGCGCTCCCAAACGTTGTGCATATTACCGATGCGCTGAACCTCCCACGCCTCACATATTCGTTTCAGTTTTGTCTCGAAATTAGCCCTGTCCACGACGGCCTCCGCTCTACGGCCTCTCCGGGCCAGGGGCAAATCCCTGACCCGGATAACCGCTCCTGTCGTCTTACGGAATCGGGATCACCGAAACCGTGAACGAATTGGTGCCGGACACGTTGCTTGTCCCGATTGCGAGACAAGTATCCGTGGAAGGAACCAACAGGGACGTTGCGTTCGCCGCCGCCGTATAACCCGGTGGCCCGATTGTGTACGTCCCGGTCGTAGTCGTGTTCGTGATTGCCGCTCCGGTAAGCAACTCCGTGTACAGCCCCGTCACCTTGTTCTTCCAGAAAATGACAGGGATGAACGAATCCCCAGCAACCACGGAAGCCGCGTTCACAACGACACGACAACCCGATCCCTTGAAGTCGAACTCCTTCAAGGCCATCGTTGCCGTCGAAGCCGACACGGTAGCCACGGCGCGGGGCGCGGAATGGATATCCGAAAGCCCGGTTTGGGTTTTCTGAACGTCCAACTTGCCGAACATTCGCGCATTGACCGTGCAGGCCCCGGCGTCGGGATCCCCGTAGATGCGCATATACTTCCACCCCTCGTTGTTGACGTAGGTGGTGTTTTTCGTCTGCGGAACGGCGGTCCCGGCGTTGTTCGTTGTGTTGTCGATGTAGGCGGTTCGGAACGGCCCGGTGGAACTGTTCGAGACTTGAACCTCGACCGTCCCATCGTATGCCTCCATAGCCAGATCGACCATGAATCCGCTAAACCCGGTCAAGCTGACGGTGACGCCCGTTTGCGCGGACGTGGCACCGGCCAGCGAACCCAAGGCCAGATATCGGTTTCCCGTCCGCAAGTCGTCCGTGGTGTACGACGTTGACGTGGAGGCCAACGTGGCGAATCCAGGAACGGCGATTGCGAACAGAAGCAGAAAGACCAGAAACTTCTTCATTGTTCCCTCCTTCGGGGGGATAAAAGGAGCGCCCCTTGCGGGGCGCCCTAGACTATTCCAGCGAAAGTTCCTGCAAGTTGCTGTGCGCCACGCACACGTTCCGCTGTTCGCAGAACACGTCGTAGTACTCGATGAACGTGGCCTCGTACAGCGCGTAACCCTGGATGCGGGACAGGATCGACCCGTCACCCTTCATCCAATGGGGCGCACCAGCATCCGCGAACTTGATGCTCGTCGGATCGATCAGGAACAGGTATCCGCTGTTGGCGGCTGTCCCGGCGGGGCAGTCCTCGTCAGCGACGATAGGCCCGATCCCGGCGTACTCCGGTCCCTTGAGGGCTTCCACGTCTTCGGTCCCGGCGAACCCGAACTTGTAGTCCACCGTGTTCATGGCGCGTTTCTGGTCCGCGATCAGCGTGACCATCTTCGCCTGAACCCCGAAGGTCGTCAGGGCGCCGCGGTACTTCGCGCCCTTCTTCAACCCTTGGATGCGAAGGAACTCCATAGCCGTTTCGGTCGGTCCTTCCTCCGTGGATCGGACGTAACCGGCCCAAATCGGGTAATTACCCGTATTCAGGAACAGGTCGTCGTCCGAAGCGGAGTAGATGTTGCGAAACCCGGTCGGCTCCACGGCGGTTGCCGAAGCATACGCATCGACCTTGGTGATGATGTTCGTGGCCGCGATAGAATCATGGCCCGTCCCGCTCACCGTGATCGTTCCAGCCGAGGCGTTGACCGCCGTGACCGTGCAAGCCGGCGCAACATCGACGCCGGCACTCGTCAAAACGTCCAGCAGATCCCCGATCTGGAAATACTGCGTCAGGACGACCGGACGACCGGCCCACGTTGAATCCAACGTGATCGTGCAATACGTCCCGTCGTCGGAAGCCGACGCGACCTTGCCGAGAATCCCGGTTCGGTCGCCGTACAGCATCCGGTTCTTGTTGGCGGCGAAATCCACGGCGCACCGCTTCATTTCGTCGGCCAACGCATTGCGGAAAGAGGCTTCACCCATCGAATTGCTCATTTCGATCAGTTTGTCCTCGATCTGCAACTGTCCCGCCACGTTCTTGAGGGTGGTGGACCCCGTCGCGGCGATCTGCTTCCCGGCGCGGGGCAAAAGCCCACCGTCCGCGAAAGCGGCCATGCCGCTGTTGCGCCCGGTACGGATGGCCCACACGACTTGGGCACCCCTACCGTCCTTTGTGACCTTGCTGTTGTCTCGTTTGAGCATCCGAAGCCCGGTCGTCTTGAGGGGGTACTGATCCCGAAACACGTCCAGGTATCGGTACTTCAAGAGAACGTCGGATGCGTACAACGCTCCGTCGGTGACAGCCATTTGGTGCCTCCTGGTTTTTCGGGAGGAACCGCATCACCTTGGACCGAAAGCGTCCGCCCTACTTGGATTCGACAGAATCCCAATCGAGCAGTTTTTTCTTCGCACCCTTTGTCGGTTCAGGCATGTCGTCGTCCGAAGCGGCCTTGGAGGGTTCACCCTTCTTGGCCTTCAACTTGGCTTGCGCCAGCCGTTCGGCATGGGCTTCCAGGTTGTCGAAATAACGCTTCGCCATCTTCCGCATGACCTTCTCGCCTTTGGCAAGGATTTCGCTAAAATCCTCGGTTCCATCCAACTCGCGGCTCATGGCCGCTTGGGTCGCTCCGCTGACGTAGGATGCGAACTGATTGAACGCTTCCTCGTCCAGCTTCCCGTCGAACGTGAACCGATCCTTGAAGGAATCACCAACTCGGTCGGCCATGTCTTGTGCCGCCTTGACGTTCCGCTCCGTTGCGGACTTCTCGGCGGCGGTGCGCTCCGCTTCCTCTCGCTCCCGCTTCTCGGCTTCGCGTTCATCCCGCATCCGTTTGACTTCGGCAAGCAGGTGACGCATAACCGGATCGGTGGTTGATGCGCTTCTCTTTCCCGGTGCGTCGTCGTCAGCGTCTTCGTCGTCCGCGGCAGCCTTCTTCTTGCCGCCAAGAACGTCGTTGATGTACTGCTCGACGCGCTCTTGGGCTATTTTTTCGGCTTCGGCTTTCAAGGTCGCCTTGAGTACTCGGTTTTCCTCAAAGACCTCGTTTGCCTTGCGGCGCTTTTCCTCGGACGCAAGCCCGATGGACGCCCATTTCTTAACCTCGTCCCACCCTTCAAGAATCTGGCTTTTGCCGTTCACCTTGAGGGTGACCTGGAGGTTTTCCAGGGCGTCATCGACGGAGACTTTCTTGTATTCATCGCCGTCCTTTTCGTAGAAGTGGTCAATAACGTCATCGTTATCGCCATCATCTTCGTCCGAATCGGGTTTGGCTTTTGGTTTTTCGTCCCCGCCCTTGGCTTTTTTGTCCTCGTCCCCGCCGTCCGACTTGTCGGTTTTGGCGGTATCCGTATCGTCCGGTTCCGCGCCCAGGGGTTTGATCCGGCCTTCTTCAATGTCCTCGAAGGTCAGCAAACGCTTTGGGTTGGCGTCCGAATCACCAGCGCCTTTCGCCGCTCCCGCATCCGCCCCGGACACAGGAGTTTTCTTTTCTTCTACTGCCGCTTCTTTTCCGCCCTTGACTTCCGGGTTAGGAACAGTCATTGTTTCTCCTTTAGCGCCTTTTGATAAAGGTTAGCCACGACTTTTTTTTCTTGACCCGCGTTCCTTCCGTTCCCGGTTCAGGTGTTGCGGGTTTGTCGATGTCAGTATAGACCGGACGCGCATCGGCGTCAATTTCCTTCATGGCTTCGTTCATTTTCGTATTGCGTTCGGCAATCGGCGTTTCGACTTTTTTCTTTTTTCTCATTCCGAGCGCCTTTGCAATATCGCCCCAAATGTTTCCTTTTTCAGCCATTACCCAACCCCCTGAAAGGCGTTGTGACCTGTCCCCCGCCCGGAGGCGGCGGGATCGTGCCTCCGCCTTGCGGCATTGGAGGCATACCAAGCGCCGCCAGCGGGTTTCTTCCCGACGGCGGCATTTGCGAACCCTGCACAGGGCCAGGACCGGCTTGCTCGGCTTGGGGCGGAACTCCACCCTGCCCGGCTGGCTCCATCCCAGGCAAGCCCATCTGTAAACCCGGTGCGGGTCCGGCTTCCTCGTCCAGCTGTTGATTGCGTTTCGCGTAGTGCATTTCCAGGTGAGCGACGTTGATCTGTTTCGCATCATCGTCGAGCATTTCAAAATCGTTGCTGTTGATGTGGTTCTCATGCTCGTAGATATGCACGTCGGGGTCATGCCAGGGCATAACGTATGCCGGGATTCCGCGATCCATGTCGTCGTTCTCGCGCCTTGCCTTCGCGGAGTGGATATTCATTTCACCGATAAACTTGTCCGCCTCGCTGAAATTCAACCGCTCGATGGCCTTCTGCAAGAACGCTGATTGCTTGTCGGGCGGCAACTTGTCCACGACCCCGGTTTCCAACATCGTCAGGATCGTCTTGCGCTCGGACGACCGTGAATAGAAATTCATGCTCGACGGTCTTTGCTGTACGTCCACGTTCTCGCCAATGTCCGCCCCGACAAACTTCACCACATCAGCCCTCTTGTCGTCGCCAACGATGCGGACCATGCGTTCCTCGGTGACCCCCTCGGCGTAGTACGTCAACGCAAGGTGGATGGAGTCGCAGATCATCGAAACGAAATCATCCACCTGGGGGTTGTGCTTGCGCTGGTCGTTCTCGCGCATTTCAGCGACCTGCTCCCCTGAATTGATGGATGGATCGGTTTCGCCTTCGGAAATCGGGGATATCCCCGATATTGAGTGAATCGCTCCCCGGACGGTGGCGAGGGTTTGGTGATGTGTCTGCGGGAGCGGTGCAGGTTGCCAGTAGTCGGGTTTGGTTCCCCAATACTCGACGACCTGGCCCACTTCGTTCGTCAAGGCCGAAACCTTTTCCCCGCCGCGCACCAGTACCTTGATATTAATGACCCGAATCGCGTTCTCGACGATCTGGCTCATCAGTTTGTTGTAGGTCTGTTGAGGAGAGGCCAGCAATTCGGGAAGCCCGATGCCACGAAGGCAACCGGGGATGGCAAAGTACCTCGCTTGCGAACACGGCAACCGTTTCCCGCGCAATCCGAAAAGCGGTTCACAGACGCGAACCTTGTTCTCCACGATCACCATGTACAGACCTTCGGGGTATTCGTGACACGCTTTCGAGTAATACTGCACCACATACGCGCCCTTTTCCTTTTGGTCGCCTACGGGCTGGAACCCATGACCGTAAAGGGTCATGTAAACGTCGTCGCATTGGTCGCGGCTGTCGTGATCCCCGGTGATATCGGAGCAATTCGGGAATGTTCGTTTGATGTAGTCGATGGATTTCCATTCCCGTCGCGCCACGTCCGGAAGTTCCTCAATTTCCGAAACGGACGAATCGAACAACACGCACGACGGCAAAACCCTCTCATACTTCACATCACCCTCGGGGATTTCTTCTTCGATGACCGGCTCCCCGTCTGCACCGACGGCGTTCTGCATAACCACGTTGCCGTCCTCGCCTACCTTTTGCCGTTTCGGCTTGACCTGATTGCCATACTCGTCCTCGCCCCACGCTTCGCCCTCGCCCGGGGTGTATTCCTCCATGGCGGGTTCCTGTTTGTACTTCTTGTAGGTTTGGCCGGAATACTTGTACCAGGTCGTGAACAACCACGCTTCCCCGAACACAACATCATCCATCGACAGGAAGTTATATTTCTGTGCGAGGCCCTTAGAACGGTAGTCGTACTTGGTAATGGCTTCCGCGATACGGGCGGCTCTGATATCCCGTTCCTCGTTGCTGTTCGGGATGGATTGCGCGTAAGGAGCGTTCTCGGTGTTTTTGGCGATTGCAGTTCTGCACTTCGGCAGTACAAAATTGAACGTGACCCGCACTTGATCGTCATACAGGGGCGGGGCATCGACCAACTCGCCCCGGTTCGGATCGAAAGCCATGTAGTGATGGCCGGTGTAAAGGGCGAGATTGGTTTGAAACTGTTCAATGGCCGGCCGGCGGGCCTCTTTCCACCGCTCTACTTTTTCCTCAATTTCGCGTTGCCACGCTTCGACTTTCTTTTTCGGGTAGAGGATCGCCTTGACTTTCATCACAGCACCACGTTTCTACCGGAGGCGGCTTGTCGCCTGCGGAACTCGATGCCCTTGACCCCTATTTCCCGTCCAACTTTTTCGATCTTTTCTTCCTGCTCCGACCGAGGGACGGGTACGGCCTTTTCATGCTGTCCATTGGTTCCGTCCAGGGATTTGACCGGTTCCACTTCTGGTTTCTTCGCGGAAGTCGCTTTGATTTTCGGGTGAACGAAATTGTCGAATGACTTTTTGGTTTCGAGGACGGACTTCTTGAGGTCTGACATTTTCTTCGCGTTTTGGAAAGCGATATACGCCAACGCGCACGATGCAACGAGGTTGCACACAAGGAGCAGGGTTATCATGCCTGAAATATACAACTGCTTGGCGTGATGTGTAAAGAAAATTTACAGCAGGTGGTCCCGATAGCGGGTGTGGGAATGGCGGTCGAACTGTTTGAGGGCTTGTTCCTTGTGTTTTTCGAGGCGGTACTGTTCGGAGGCCAGCCACGCGGCCATTTCCTCGGGGGATTTGGAGGCGGCCTGGGTGATTTCGATGATGGCATAGCCTAGGGCGTCAATGCAATGATCATTGCGTTCCTCGGCTTCCTCCTTGAGCGGGGAAATATCGTCCTTGACGGTTTTCCATTGGTATTCCTCCATTTCCCGCATTAGGTTTTCGCAATTATCGGTTATGAACAGGTGGGGCCAACCCTCTTTTCGGACAGCGCCGGTATAGGGGTGAACGGGGTTATCGGGATCGGGTTCGAGCATGGTATTGATTTTCGATGTACGGCCGTTCCAGTCTTTCGAGCCGAAGGACAACTGCGGGAGCCAGGGAAGGAGCTGGTCGTAGATGGTGCGGCCTTCCTCGTTCTCGCCCCTATGCTGGTGGGAGGCGGGGTCGATTTTCCAGATCATCGGTTCGGCCATGCCTTTTTTCCGCAATTCAAGGTGCTGATGCTGGATGGCCTTGCCGTTTTGCGGGGCGGAGCGAAGGGAGCGGTAGTACTCCGAAAAAACGACGACGTTGCCCTTTTCATCGACGCTCATCCACACCCCCGCCGTTGGGGATCGGAAGCCGGTATCCATGCCGAAATAGACAAGCCAATGGCGTTGTGGGAGCCATCCTGGGAGGTGGAGGCCATGAAGGGAGCGGTCGAACATGGGGAACACGGACCCGGCGTTTTCGGCACACTCTCCGAGGACCCAACGTTTGCGAATATGTTCCGGGTATTTCTCCAACTGCCGTATGAAGTCCTCGGGCAGGTTGGCTATATTGCAATAGGTCGAGCATTGGAAGGAGCGATAATTCTTGTCGGACTTATCGCGTTCAAAGAGTTTCCAGAGCCAGTCACGGCCATTAGGGTTTCCGACGTACCAGACCCATTGGCGGGGGATCTCTGACGTGAAGGTATTGCCGAACTTGTCGATACCCTTCCCGTACTTTTGGCGCAGACGGTGTGAGAAATAAATATCCACGCCCGGGCGGAACAAATGGGATTCCTCGGCCACGATAAGCCCAAGGGTCAGGGAGCCGATTTTCTCGATATACTCATGGTTGAACGGGATGAAATGGTACTCGGAGCCGTTCGTCAGCCGGATAAACGGGTATGGATTCAGGTTTTCCTTGGCGACCAACGACCTTGGCAGAATACTACAAAAATGCTCCCACGACGTTGCGCGGAGCATCGGCCCGGTCGTGCGCGTAATAAGGGTTTTCAGCCCGGGATAGGCCAACCCCATCTTGACGGCCTTCTGGTACGCGGTCGTGGACTTTCCAGATCCAACACCACCCCGGAGCCATAGATTCCTGGTTGTCTCGTCGTCATAAAACTCGGCAGCGTGGTCGCATTGAGCAACCCACCCCTGATCTTGCGCCCGAACCTCGGCCCCGTCATCGTCCGTCAGAAACGCCCGATAATCGAGCGCCACCCCATCTGGTTCCGGCTCATCGTCACTCCCGCCGAATAGGCGCTCAAAATCAGTAGGTTCTATCATGCCTTGGATTTTCCATCGTCTTTGCCTTGCTGTCAATCATCGATCGAGAATCGATCGTCTTTGGATTCAGTCCTAACAGCACTACCTACTACAACAGCACTACTAGTAGTTTTTATAACTCTAACTACAACTACAACTACAACTACAACTACAACTACAACTACAACTATATCTAACGGCGATTTTCGGCAAGTTCGGTAAAATTCGGCGACTTCGCACTTTCTCCCTCATAAACAACAACTTAAACAGTTTAATTCTCTTTCATGAAACCTGTGTCAAACTATTGCCATGTACCCCAACCTTGACAAATACTTTCTGACACCCCTATTTGTCACCTCTTTGTAGCCGAATTCTGCCGAACTTTCCAAAATTAGCCGAAGAATAATTACAGCGACAATTACACCAGCGCTCCCTGCACTTCCCGAACTTACCCCTCCCTCCCGGCGGTTTCTTACCCCCATGTGCGCGTTGGCCTAGGTGTAAAGTCAAATGAATCTACCCGGTGGGGCAATCCGAACGGGGGGGTGGGGCCTAGCGTGTACAGCAACGGCCCCGCTCCCTTCGGTCGCGGGATGCACAGCGTAGCGCGACGGTATAATTACGCATAAAACCGAATCGGAATTCACGGCCTAGACTGGTATCCATTCGTCACGGCGAAGGGATCACGGCACAGCGTACACCATAAGGTATCCTATCGGATGTATTAGGTTACAGGCGAACGGCAGGAAGTAGGAAACAGCGTATAGTCAAATAGAGTTAATCCGCGCCTGTAGTCCCCGGCCCGTTGTCAGGCGGTTTATTCTCCCCTGCATTGTCAGCGCTGGAAGCCCCGGCCTGCTTTGGTACACGCGGAGCTTGCCGCGACCATTGAACGGGGACCGGCATCGGTGCGTCGCCGTCCGCTCGAAGAAGGCCAGTCAGTTTGGCAAGTAATTCAATGGCTTTGACGTTTCCGCGCCGTTCCGCGTTATCACACAGTTTATTGAGTATAGGCCCAAGCCGGAAGCGGACCATATCGCGTACCAGGCCTTCATACCACCTGCATATAGACGGACCCCAACGCGATTTAATCAGCCGGTCCCAGGCCGCCCGGGTTACACCACAGCGCCGACAGATGACCTTTATCTTTGTTCGGCCTCCCGAAAGCGTGTAGTCCAAAAAAACTTCCACTATGAGCGCGTGCCACCCGGCGGGAAGGTCGGAAAAACTCGCGGGCGCGCCGCGTACAGCGGACCTAACTATAACGTCCTGCTGTTCTTTGGGTATGTAGGAGTGGAGAGGTAGAGGTGGTTCCTGATCGTCGTCCTGGAATCGTTTGAGGACGTCAGCAACGGTAGCAGATGAGGGGATATAGGGGACGTTGTTACCGTTGTTGGTGTTGGTGTTTGTTGATGGGGGTTTGTCGCGTGGATCCCAAGGGTGAGAGGCGCCGCCGTCTAGGGGAGGACCTGGGGAGTTTTTGTAACGTTTTTTATGTTTGAGGGACTCGCGGAGGGCGGAAAGGCGCTTGGCCTCAAACTCGGGATCCTGACGCTGGGCCATGATATCGGTCATGGGTAGATGGTAAGGCGGGATGGGATGTGGTGTCAAGGGTGTAAGGATTGTTTACAGTAGGGAGATAAGGAGGTGTAAAGAAACTTTACACGGACGGGGTTAGATTTGGCATGAAAAATACTTTCTTTTTTTGTTGCGTGTTGGAAGAAGTATGATATATTTTGTTATGTAGGGGAGAAAATAAACCCCGATAAATACGACAGATAAGGGAGGTAGGGACAATGCAGACCATCAGCAGGAACACCAGCACAAGGCGGGAGTCGGGGTACCCTAGGCCGTTTGGCCAAGGGTCGTCGGTCGTGGAACCCAAGGCCGCCGTTATGCGCGAGACAGTCGGCGGGACGTACTCGATCACGTTCCGCAGGGGTACAGGGGCGCTTCGCGTTGTTCACCTTGACACGCTGTTATCAAGCCTCAAGGCCCTCGAGGACTTCGCGTCAATGGGTTATCGGACGTTGGACCTGACGCAGTAGACAGACCCCGCAAGGGGTCCGGGGGTAAAGCCCCCGCTGATGAGGCCGCTACCAAGGCCGAAACCACACAACTAACAGGAGGCCGCCAGATGACCACTTGCACCGCTTGCCACCAGCCAGTAGGAGCGCAGGCCCCGGACCCCGACCGCCCGGGCCGTATAGGCCGCCCATACCGGGACACGCTCGACGGAATCCTTTGCCGCACTTGCGACCCCCTCCACGCCCGAGACACGCAGGAAGATGAGCCGCCAACGTGCCCCGCTTGCGGTGACGCTACCGATCATACCGAGGATTGCCCTTGTTGTACCTGTAAACTTGCCGACGATTGCGGGATGCAAATGGAGTGCGGAAACCTCCCACTTTGCCACCCCGACTATGCCCCCGAGGAGGATCCCCAGGACCGGGGCCGGGACCAAGTTGCCCTTGAATTGAAACTCGAAGCCGCAAACGCCTGAAAGGAAATCAAAATGGACGCACAAACACATGGCGGGTATACCCCACAAATTATCGATGGTTTTGGGGTTTACGCAAAAGTAAGTAACGGAAAAAGATTTTTTGTTGCTGAAAAAAACAACCTCCTTGGATATGGGGAAACGCCTAGAAAAGCCATTGAAAACGCAAAAAATCCGGATGAACCTCCTATTTGTTTTGATCAATTGCTTGCCATTGCAGACTATCAAGAAGGCACTCTGTTAGGTGAGCGGTAACGCTGACGATGCCGGACGATAACCCCCACAATGGGATAAAACTAACTGGAAAGGAGATACAAGACATGGGCGCTAAAATGGAAGAACTTGTCAAAAACATAATCGAAAGCATGGAAAAGGGAGAGGCCCCGCCGTGGGAAAAGCCGTGGTTTTCCCGTGGCATGATGAATTGGAAAACCGGGAGATCCTACAACGGGATGAATACGCTTTCCCTCGCTTGGACGAGCGAGAAAAGGAGATACACGTCCGAGCAATGGCTTACCTTCAAGCAATGCGCGGATGGTGAAGGCCGTATCAAGAAGGGTGAACACGGAAGCCCCGTCTTTTTCTGGTCCTTTGACCGCGAAACAGACAAGGACGGTAAGCCCGTCCCAGGCGGGAAAACCCGCGCTTGGGTAAAAACTTACATCGTTTTCAACCTGGATCAAACGGAAGGATTGAAACCACGAAAGACCCAGGCCCGCGAATTGAAGCCGAACGAGACAGCCGAGCGGATATTGACAATGAGCGGAGCCCGGATTTTCTATCGCGGAAACCAGCCCGCCTTTTGCCCCGCCAAGGACCTAATCGAACTACCGGAGCGAACGGCCTGGAAATCGGATGAAGCGTTCTATTCGACGGCCTTTCACGAGCTGACACATTGGACGGCCCCGAAGGATCGCGCCAATCGGCCCCACGTTTACCAGGGGGAAGGCCGCGCCTTTGAAGAACTAGTCGCGGAAATCGGAGGCGCTTTCCTTGCCGCCTTTTGTGGGTACGAGTACCACCACGAACATACGGCATATCTAGCGACATGGGTTAAGATGTTCAAGGACAAGCCCGACACCCTTTTTCGCGCAGCTGGAAAGGCACAGAAGGCCGCCGATTATATCCTGTGTTGTGCGGGCTTGAAGGAAAAGACGGCGTACCAGGACGAAGAAAGCACACCGACACCGGAGAAGATCGAAGCCGAGAAGATGAGCAAGTCCTTGCCGCTTTTCGCTTGACGGCAAGGCCCAACCACTACCAGAAAGGACGCGCACAATGTACAAGTGCTTTATCACCAAAAGAACCGGGAATAAAAAACACCTAAACAAAATAGCCACCGTAACGGACGACTACCACCGCGAACAAGATCCGCCGTGGACTGATTTTGTCGGTGCCACGGACAGCCCCGGAAATGCGGCCAATTGGCTGACGAAACACCTAGCCGCAGGAAACACAGGCCGCTGGCTGGTAACGGCAGGACCGCCGAGAGAAGCGCACGGCCCCCACGGTTGGGACAGCGCCGGGAACTGCCTGAAATGCGGAGAAGGTAAAAAAACAGCCTCCCAATTTAACAGCGGGAGAATTTAACAGGAGTGAATGATGGACGTGATCATAGTTCGGTTGGATTTAGAGGTGCAAGTCAGTCTTCCGGAGGGGCCAATCCTGCATGATGGAGAGCTAATTGCCGAGTGCAGAGAAAGAGCAATTGAAACAGCACTTTGCGCTATTCCGCAAGAGGCGAATATCTACATAGACGGTGAGGACAAAGAGCCCGCAAAGGTCTTCATTGATGCTTCGGAAGACTTTTCTGTGGATGAGGTTCGGATCGAAGGCGAGTGATGTTTGAAGCGGAAAACGACATC